TAACTGGCGGACTAGACCTTAAAGGTGGAATAAATATCACCTGGACGGATGGTAAATAATGATGGACTCAACTTCTATTGTGTCAACTGGTCAGGCTATAAGTCAGGTCCTGAACCTACTCTGGCCTATAGTGGCTTCGATCATAACTTATATCCTCGGTCATAATCATACTTACCAGAAGAGAGTTAAAAGTGAATCTAAAAAATAAAACAGGTGTACCTAAGTCAAGCGGGTATGATCCCGAATGTCTAGCAGCAGGAATTAAAGATGAAACAAAAGAACATCCCTGGCTTAGTAAAAGTCAAGTAGAACGATTAGTCAAGGATCATCTGGATATCGATCCTGAGTATTATGAGTCCGAAGAAGAAGATGAAGAAGACAAAGAAGAAAGTGAGGATTAATCGTGCCTTACAAATCAGATGCCCAAAGAAAATTCTTTCATACAGCTACTGCTAAAGAAGCTGGAATTACATCCAAGATGGTTAAAGAGTATGACACGGCCAGCAAAGGTAAGAGTCTTCCAGAGAAGATTAAAGCCAAGACTGGCGTCCCGAAGAAGAAAAAGAACCCTAAGTTTATGGAGAGTTAATTATGAGTGATTTAAAGACATCCCTTATACGAGGAACAGATACAGAGGTTAATGGAGTGGTCCTGGCCTCTAATCAGAAGATAGATTTTGATATACCAGAGTCTGATTGGCTTACTCTTACAGCTGAAGAGATATTTGATAAATACATCAAAGTAGGGATCTTATCCATTAAATCCAGAGTGATATTCCTGAATAGTATCTAATAAACAAATAAAATCTCTGAGCGTCTCTTAACCTTACCCGGAGAATTGATAATGGTTGCAGGAAAATTAACAGTAGGTGGTCAAACAGTACACTTTAAGTTTACTGGAAATCAGTTTAAAGAATTTACTGTCGATCAGATCTTGGAGAGATTTGTACACCCAGGTCTGTCTGTTTTAAAAAGCATGTACGATATGAAGCCTGAAGATTTTGAAATGTCACCAGATAAAGATTGACCCAAATAAAATCTCTGAGCGTCTCTGTAACACTTAACCCGGAGAATTAGAATGGCAGAAGTAACCAAAGCATATGAGTATAATCCACCAGTTTTAGAAGTACCAGAACCACCACAATTAGAACCAGTCTTACCAAAACCTGTCCCAGAGGCTATCAAACCTCCTACGAAGCCCATAGAGCTCGTTAAAGCTACTATGGTTGCTCTGAGTACTTGGGCTGGTCCTAAGTGTAAGCTGCCCCCTGGATACGTGTTTAGAGAGTATCCTAAGCATGTTTACCCTTATGAGGACAAGACTAAGTATGTTGTGGTTAAGTCTAAGGAGGAAGAGGATAAGGTTCTTGGTGTAAAAGTTCTGGAACCTACAAGTACTCCTGCAAAGTCTTGGTCCAGGAGGAAGAAATAATGGTCACTCTTACGGATATTGTAGTGATTAAGCGTGATCCACTTAAAGAGAAGATTGGGTCTATCTTCATCCCTGAGTGTGTTAAGTCCAATGAGGAACGTGGGATTTATACAGGTAGTGTAGTCGTAGCAGGGCCAAAATGTAGAGAGGTTAAGGTTGGTGATCGAGTTTTCTTTGCTAGGACTACCTATGTACTCTATCAGACGGAAGAGTTTGGAGAGGTTGCAGGTCTTCATGAATCTGATATCCTTGGTGTGATTGAAGGAGAGCCTAAATGATCATAGCCATAGACTATGATAAGACCTTCTCTCGAGATCCTAGACTATTTAGAGCCATAACAGGACTCATAGTAGATGCAGGTCACTTACCTATCTGTGTAACTTCTAGGTATCCTTCTGAGCCTATTATCAAAGACATTGGGCTGGATATCTATTACACCTCAAGGCAACCTAAGGGTGTTTATATGGCTAATCAAGGTGTCCTTGTAGATATCTGGATAGATGATAACCCTGCATCAGTATTGTTTGAGGTTTAAGTGGCAAGACCTAAGACTAAGAAGACCAAGGTCAAGGCTAAGAAAGCTGTTAAGCCTTCTCTCAATGTAAACTTACCTACTAAGTTTAAGCCTGCTGCGCTATCCAAGAACAGATATGTAGTTTACTATGGAGGAAGAGGAGGAGCCAAGTGCTTAGGTAAAGGCACAGAGATTATCATGTATGATGGTACTCTCAAGAAAGTCGAAGATATAGTAGTTGATGACTTATTAATGGGTCCGGATTCAAAGCCAAGGAAAATCCTATCAACAGCGTCAGGAGTATCCAAACTTTATAAAGTTAAGCAGACTAATTTTGAAGATTATATAGTGAATAAAGATCACATACTTTCATTAATGAAGAGTCAGTCCTCATTTAAAGATACAGGCATGCAACCTAATGGTAACCTAAGAAGACCAAGAGGTAAATATCCAGAATACAGTAAGATAACTAACATGAACGTAGTTGAGTTTATGAATAAGAGTAGCACATTTAAGAATCATTTTCATGGATATAAAACTGAATCATTAAAGTTTAAGAAGCAGAAGGTAGATATAGATCCTTATTTTCTAGGGCTATGGCTAGGGGATGGTAATAGTAATGTTATAGCCATAACTACAATGGATTCTGAGATTGTGGATAGTATCTATTCTTTCTGTAAAAACTACCCTGATATCTCCGTAAAGGTACAAGACCAAAAAAATAATAGATCTAAGATGTATCACATAACTGGAGATAAGAGTGGTTTTATTGCAGGCACACATAGAAAGAAACACCATACAAACTCTCTACTAGCACAATTTAAAAAGTATAATTTAATAAACAATAAACATATCCCTCAAAATTATATAGGCAATTCAGAATCAGTAAGATTAAATATCCTAGCAGGGTTACTAGATACTGATGGTCACTGTAGACACAATGGATATACAATCACACAAAAAAATGAGAGGCTATTAGACCAGATAAAACTTATAGCAGACACATTAGGGTTCAAGACTAATAAGAGTGTAATACATAGAGGATGCCAAACTGGAGCAATAGGGAAGTACTTCAAATTATCCATTGATGGTGATGTATGGAAGATACCTTGCAGGATTAAGAGGAAGATAATAGATAAAAAGGGAGTTAGAAAGAATAAGGACTTTAGGATTAACAGAATAGACATAGAACCTATAGGTAAAGGTAAATATTATGGATTTGAGATAGATGGAGACCATTTATTTTGTTTAAAAGATGGAACAGTAACCCATAACACATACTCCTTTGCTATTATATTCATACTCAAGGCTCTCCAAAGTAAATGTAAGATACTTTGCTGTAGAGAAATCCAGAACTCAATTCGTGAATCTGTGTATGAAACTATCCTATTAGCAATTGATATCATAGGGGTAAGATCTGCATTTACTATTACCCAAGACTCTATCATATGTAAAATAACTGGATCAAGTTTCATCTTTTCAGGTCTATTCCGTAACCAGGAAAAGATCAAATCTATCCCAGGTATCAACTATGTATGGCTTAATGAGGCTGATAAAGTATCAGAAGAGTCTTTACAATTGTTATTCCCAACCATACGAGAAGAAGAATCTCAGATATTTATAGAGTTTAACCCGAAGTATGAGGATGATCCTGTTTACAAGAGATTCGTAGTAAACACACCTCCTGATTGCTTATTGGTTAAAGTTGGTTGGGAAGATAACCCGTTTATCAGCCAGACATTGCTTAATGAGAAGGATTCAGACTATGCTTATAGACCTAATGAGGCTGAGCATATATGGGAAGGTAAAGTTACAGGTTACGGTGGATTGATCTGGACTCCTCCTTTTGATGATAAGCTTCATGTAAGGGACTTTGATTTCAGCAAGATCAAAGACCAGGCTAACTTTTATATGGCTTGTGACCCTCACTCACACTACTATAACGCTATGATTTGGGCTGCTAAGTGGCCTAAACCTACTGGTAAGGGTTATTATGTTTGGATCATGGATGAGTGGCCCAGGTGGACTCATTTCAATGAGTATTATAGCGAGATCAGGAAGAAGATTAAGTATTCTGGGACACTTAGTGATATGTCTAAGGAGATGTATGCTATCGAGGCTGGTTATAAGGTCAACCACAGATACATAGACTCAAGGTTCGCTAAAGGAGCAGGCTCATCATCAACCTGGTCTAACAATACCCTTGGGATAGTCCAGGAGTGGTCTAAGCCTGAGAATGGAGGTATCCTATTTGAGTTACCTCCAGAGAAGATTATAGATAGTCAACGAGAATCTATCAAGCAGCAACTTGAGTATAATAAGCATCAGCCTATTACAGTTGACTTTAACGAACCAAGCCTGTTTATATCTCCTAGATGTAAGAATCTTATTCAGTCAATGAAGAATCATAAGCTGGAAGAGGATTCTGAGAAGGAAGCAGAGAAGTATAAGGATTTCTCGGATGTCAACAGGATTTTGCATGCTGGTATGGCTTGTCATCCTTGGATAGATCCTAAGCCTAAACAGAAGTCAGGTTACTCTAATGCTCCAGTATCTCAAACCGGATGGATGGGTTAGTATGGTAAAGTATCCTTGTGAGAGTTGTGGATCATGTTGTCGTCAGATCGGATCAGTAGTCGAGGGTGCAGTCAAACTATGCCAAGAGAATCCTGATGCTCCAGATCTGGTAAAACTTGTAGCCATGTTCCCATACGCCTATGATATTTCAGGATGCTGTACAGCTTTAGACCAAAACACAAATAAATGCGTAATATACGAGAATAGACCTATAGTTTGTAATATGGCTGAGTTGTATAAAGAGTTTTATAGCGCGGCTATGACTGAGGAAGAATATTATGAGCAGTCTAAAGAGTCCTGTAAGATGCTCAGATCTAAGCTATTATAATAATCCTTTAATTAACTATACTATTGTATAGGAATTATTGTACCTAACCATAAAGGTCTATAATGAACCAAAAGAAGCGCGAGTCCTACAAGCTTACCCCTGACGAGAAGATCGTCAAAGAGGCTAAGGATCGCTTTAAGATCTGCTCAGAGACCTCCTCAGAGATACGTAAAGAAGCTCTAATAGACTTAAATTTTATAGATGGTAAGCAATGGGATTCTCAGATTATGCAGAATCGCCAGGAGTCTCGTAGACCTACACTTACAATCAATAAGCTTCGTGTTTACATAAATCAAGTCATCAATGATATCCGTCAGAATAGACCTGCTATAAAAGTTCGACCAGTAGACGATGGGACCGATGTAGCTACAGCCAAAGTCATTAACGGTATCATCAGGCATATATGTAACAACGGGAATTATAAAAATGCTATCGACAATGCTACGAAATATGCAGTCGGTTGTGGTATGGGTTATGTCAGGATTGCGACAGATTACCTCAACGATAACTCGTTTGATCAAGAATTTGAAATCAAAATAGTAGATAATCCATTCTTAGTCTATTTTCCTCTCAATATCATCAAAGAACTCGATTACTCAGATGCTCCTTATGCTTTTATCCGTATGACTATGAGTAAGGAAGATTTTCAGGAGAAGTATCCTGATGCTGATGATATGGGTCATTGGCAGTCTGAGACTATCGGTGATAGAGACTGGACCGAGGAAAATGATATCTGGTTAGCAGAGTATTTTAAAGTTATAGATGAGACTAAAACTTTGTACCAGTTATCTGATGGTAGTACGACTATGGAAGAGCCTGTATTATTCCCAGGTTTGACTGTAGTTAAGACTAGACCCACTAAGATCCGTAAGGTGATGTGGTATCTCTTATCTGAGCATACAGTTTTGGATAGAGAAGAGCTAGTATTTAGTTCGATTCCTATAGTCCCCATACTTGGACAGGATTATGTAGTCGATAATAAAAAGCGCTATTACTCTCTGATTAGGGATTCTATCGATCCTCAGAGATTGTATAATTTCTGGAAGTCATCTGAAGCAGAACTCTTGATGCTTACTCCTAAAGCAGTTTGGATGGGAGCTAAGGGTGCTTTTGATGGTCTGGAAAATGCATACAAAGAGGCTAATGCTAAGCCGATTGCATTCCTTGAGTATAACCCAAGTACTAACCTGGCTACTCCTGCAGCCCCACCTACACGTATCCAAGCTCCTGAGATCACTTCAGCGTTTATAGCTGCAGCTAACGGAGCCAATGAGGATATAAGGGCTACAACAGGCTTATTCGCAGCCTCTATGGGTGAGGCTGGAGCTGAGAAATCAGGTAAGGCTATCCTTGCTCGACAGAGACAGGGAGATACGGCTAATTTCCATTTCTTCGAGTCAGTCAATGTTTGTACCAGACGTATAGGAAGACTGCTCATAAACGGTATCCCCCGAATTTATGATACGGTTAGGACTATCCGAATCATAGGAGAGGACTCAACTGAGGATGTTGTTACAGTCAATCAGCAATATCATGACGAAAAGACTGGTATGGATCGTCTGTATGATCTTACTTGTGGTGAGTACGACGTCGTCGTAGATACTTCTACAGCTTATGAGACTAAACGTATAGAATCTCTTGATATACTTTCTAAATTTATGACGTCATTCCCACCTGCGGCCCAGGCTATTGGTGATCTACTTGCCAAGAATCTGGACATACCTGAGGCTAGGGAGATGGCAGATAGATTACGTAGAATGGTCCCACCGAATCTTTTAGAGGACCCGAATCAGCCTGATAATGGTATCGATGAGGCTCAGGTCAGGGCTATTATAGCTGACTTGGAAGCTCTTCAACAGCAGCTTAAGATGACTGAGTCTGAGAAGGCTCAACTGGAACAGATGTTGGGTCAGGCTACAGCAGAACTGAAGAGTAAGCAGGAAGAGACTCAGGTCAAGGCTGACTCGAACACACTTAAGGTAGCAGCTGAGGTACGTAAGGCTGAGTTATCATTAGAACAAGAAAAAGTTAGACAGCATGGACAGACCCAGCAACATTTAGTTACTGCGGCAATGGACATGCATAAATTATCCAGGCAGGAATCAGCTAATCTTGCTTCGGAAAACTATAGCTCGTTTCCGACGACGTCACAGTCTGGTCAAGGAGAATAGTATGGCAAATGAATCTGTAGTCACAATGTCGTCTGATGTATTAGATGTTGATCTTAAGGCATCACCAGCACCACAATCGACTGAACCTGAAGCTACCGCTGAACCTGAGACTGAAAAGCCTGAAGGTGATGTAGAGACTGAAGCTAAGGAAGAGGAGACTGAGGTTAAGGAGACTGCTAGAGAGAGACATAACAGGAGACAGTGGGAAAGACTTACGAAGGAACGTGCTGAGTATAAGGCTAAAGCCGAGTTTTATGAGTCCCAAAAGACTCAACAGGCCCAACCTAAGACTGACCGTCCGGCTCGTGAGAACTTTACAAGTGATGAAGATTATGTGGAAGCCCTGACAGACTACAAAGTAAAGCAACATATGGAGCCTTTACAGAGGAATCTGCAGGCTCAGACTAAGGCCCAACAGGTCGAAGCTGAGTGGAGTAACAAGATTGCGGTAGCTGAGAAGACATATTCGGATTATAAGGAAGTAATGGAAGAAGCTAATGATATCCCGATTACTCCAGAGATGGCTGAGGCTATCAAAACGAGTGATTTAGGGGCTGACATAGCTTACCATCTTGCTAAGAATCCTGAAGATGCCATGAGGATATCGCAGATGCCTCCGATGGCTGCAGCAAGGGAGTTAGGCCGAATCGAATCGTACCTCGAATACGAGAAGAATCAGGCTAAGACTACCAAAGTAAGTAAGGCTCCTCCTCCTGCAAGAGTCCCGACAGGTGGAAGTACAGTAAGATCTGGGACTAAGAATCTATCCGAGATGTCGTATTCCGACTATGTAAAAGCTCGTATGGAGTCCAGGAAATCACGTTAACTAAAAGGAATTTATTATGTCACAAGTTCTTATAACCCCTGATGTCATCAGTAAAGAAATTCTGATGATTCTCCACAACAGTCTTACGTTTACAAAGCATGTAAATCGTGAGTTCGACAAGATGTTTGCCAACAGCGGCGTGACAGTCTCCGGTAAGATTGGTCCGACTCTGCGCGTTCGTAAACCCGCTCGTTTCACAGTAACTGATGGTGCTGCTCTTGCCGTCCAGGATATTACTGAAGAGTACGTAACTGTCCCTGTGTCAACCCGTGAGCATGTTGGTATGCGTTTTAGTTCACAGGATCTGACCTTGACTGTTGATGATTTCAGCAAGCGTTATCTTGAACCTGCTGCTAAAGTTCTTGCTGCCAAGATTGACCGAGATGGTCTTGCTATGGCTGCTAAGGCTACTTATGCTCAGGTCGGGACTCCAGGAACTACTCCTGCAACCGCTCTTACATATCTCCAGGCTGGTAGTAAGCTTGATAGCTACCTTGCTCCGAGAGACAATCAGCGTACTGCATGTATTAGCCCGGATGCTCAGGCTGCAACTGTTAACGGTCTTACCAACCTGTTTAATAAGCAGGAATTGATTGGTGCTCAGTACGAGACTGGTACTATGGGTTATGCTCTTGGTGCTATGTTCGTCCTTGATCAGCAGATTCCTAGCCTTACAGCTGGAGATCGTACTACTTCTGGTGAGACCCATGTTGAAGGTGAGCAGGATGGTGCGTCGATTCTTATGACCACTGGTTCTACTACTACTTTCAATGCTGGTGATCGTTTTACAATCGCCGGTGTCTATCAGGTTAACCCTGAGTCTAAGGTTACGACTGGTAATCTTCAACAGTTCATCGTTACTGCTGATGCTACTGCGATCAGTACTGCTGTTACCCTTGCTATCGCTCCGGAAATTATCGTTTCTGGTCCGAGACAGACTGTTAATGCAAAGGCTGCAAATAGTGCTGCAGTGGTCTTCATTTCTGGTGATAAGACTACTACCAATCCCCAGAACTTGCTCTACCACAAAGATGCTTTCACGCTTGCTTGTGCTGACCTCTACCTTCCTGAAGGTGTGGACATGCGTTCACGTACTTCTAGTGATGGTCTGTCAGTTCGTATCGTTCGTGACTATGTTATCAACACGGATGATCTTGTATGTCGTGCTGACGTCCTTTACGGTTGGGCACCGCTCTATCCGCAGTGGTCTTGCGTCGTAGTGGGGTAATTTGTTGAAGGGGCTAATAACCCCTTCATTAGGTTTCATTAACTGAATATTAAACTTTTTTAAGGAGTATATCATGGCTTCAGATACAACTTCAACCGTCATCCTTGAGCTTTCTGACAGCAGAAGCACTGGTTGCCGGATGGGTAGACTTACGACCGATCTTATCGGTTTCCTCGGTACTGCACCTGTAGCACGTCAGGCTGCTGCTACTGCTTTGACTCCTGCTACTGATAGTACAGCTACTATTAGCACAGCTGTTAACGCTATCAATGCGGCTCTCAAGGCTTACGGTCTTACTGTTTAATTTGTGATTAAAGAGAGGGGCTAAATACCCCTCTTACTTTTACCTGGAGAGATCATGGCTAATTGTGCATTAGATTTGATTAAGAGGTCATTAAGATTATTAGGTGTATTAGCATCTGGAGAGTCTCCTAATGCTGAACAGGCTAATGATGCTCTATCTGTATTGAATCAGATGATGGACATATGGTCTAATGATCGTTTAACCATCTATGCTACTCAGAATGAGTTATTTCCAGTTACGATAGGCGTATCATCATATACTATTGGACCGGGAGCTACCTGGAATACTACTAGACCTTTGTATACACAGAATAGTTCAGCATTCATAAGAGTACCTACCTCACAGACAGCTATACCTATAGACTATCCGATGAGATACTACCCTAATGATCAGTTCCAACAGATCATCCAGAAATCTATTACGACTACTTATCCTTATGTTTGGACCAATGATCATCAGATGCCTATAAGTACGATCAGGATCTATCCTGTGCCTACTCTGTCATCTTTGCTTATGTCCATATCGAGTACAGTACAACTTACTAAATTTTGCAATGTAACTGACTATATCGAGCTGCCCCCAGGCTATGAAATGTGTATGAGCTATAACTTAGCAGTACACCTTGGACCTGAGTATGGAGTAGCATTGGATCCTGTAGTCAATTCCAAAGCCATTGAAACATTAGCTCTGATCAAGAGGACTAATACAGAGGTTGTGCCTATAGGTGCTGATCCGGCGCTCTTGACACACGAGAATTATTCAATTTATGCGGGGTGATCATGAAGCTATTTATAGCTGTATTAACATTATCCTCGCAAGTAGATGTAGCATGTTCTGCTGCTCTTCTATCTAATATACGAGATCTTGAGAAGAGGGGACATAAAGTCAACCTCTATTTCGAGACTGCCTCAGCTTATGTTGCTCTTGCGCGTTCTACCGCAGTAGCCCATTTCCTTGATTCTGATTCTGAAGTTATGATGTTCTTGGATTCAGACTTATGGTTCCCTCCGACTGCTATAGCTCAATTACTACAGTACGATAAATCTTTTGTAGCAGGGGTCTATCCTTATAGAGATGGTAGAAAAGGTTTTCCTGTGACTTGGACAGGTAGACTTGAGGGTAACCTATTAGATTGTGATGTAGTACCTGCTGGATTCAGCATAATCAAGAGACATGTATTTGAGGAGTTAAAGCAGATGCATCCAGAGTGGGAAACCAGTGCTAAAACTGATGGTGGTAGCCCGATCTTCACTATTTATGATCAGGGATTACTGAATGGTGATAAGCATTATTGGACAGAGGATTTTCTGTTCTGTATCAGGATGAGGGATATTGGAGTTAAGTCTCTGGTCGATCCTGATATAACTTTTCAGCATTGTGGGAGACAACCTACAACAGGCAGTCTTAAAGCTGATCTTATCGATAAGGGGATAGTACATGCCTAGTTGTAATTTTATTGGACAAGCCTATACCGCTAGGTCAATTTCAATAGATGGGGAAGAGTTAGTAAACTTCTATGTTGAACAGAACAATATAGGAGCCAAAGCTAATTACGCTCTAATCCCTACACCTGGACTTAAATATATAGCCTCTCCTGGAGCATTAGGAGGCTGTAGGGGTATGTTCACGTCAGGTACAGAGAGACTATTACTCGTCATAGGTAATAAGCTTATAGAGCTTTATACAGACGATACCTGGAACATATGGGGTACTCTTAAAACAAGCACAGGTAGGGTAAATTTTGCCGAGGTGATCACATCTACAGGATCTATAGTCCAATTAGTAGATGGAGCCTATGGTTATACGTTTATAACTGAAACTAGTACATTTGCTCAGATTTCTGGGGACTATATCCCTGGTACAAGTATCGTCAGCATGAATGGACGATTTATACAAAACACGATCCCAACTTGGTATGGTGGTACAAGGTTTATTTATTCAGGTGAGTTTGATAATGCTGGGACCTGGGACTCAGGATTACAGTTCGCTACGGCTGAAGTAAGCCCTGACCCTATCTTAAATATCCAGGCAGTATCTGCTGAGTTATGGTTATTTGGGACTAAGACTACTGAAGTGTGGTATATGACAGGTGATGCAGATTTTCCATTTGCTCGTCAGAATGTAGGTCTAATCAATATAGGCGCAGCTGGACCTGATGCTGTAACCTCGATCAATAACCAATTATGCTGGTTAGGTTCTAACTTGCAAGGTAATGGATCAGTATGGTTAGCCTCTGGTTATATCCCTAAGCAGATCAGTACGAATGCTATAGAGTACATCATAGGTCAGATGGCTGATACCTCAGACTGTATCATGTTCACTTATATGCAGGAAGGTCATACATTCATAGTCCTGAACTTCGTTCGGTCTAATAGGACTCTATGTTATGATATTAACGTAGGTATGTGGCATGAGAGAGCCTCTTATAATGTTCGTACAGGAAAAAATAACCACCATAGAGCTATAGCATGTACTCTTTGGAATCAAAAAGTTTATGTAGGAGACTATGCAACTAATCAGATCTATCAATGGGATCTGGATACCTACAAGGATAATAATGTTATAATCCGGAGAGTCAGGACTTCTGCTCATCAGCATAAAGACAGATACAGGATATCCTATAAAAGTTTTGAAATAGATTTGGAACGTGGAGTATCTAAGCTTCCAGCTACAGGTCCTGTAGATCAAGTAGGGACTGAGGCTAAGGTTATGTTAACCTGGTCTGATGATGGTGGATTCACTTGGAGTAATGAACATTGGGCTACAGTAGGTAGAAGAGGCAATAGGTTTGCTCGAGTGATTTGGCATAGGTTAGGTATGAGTAGGGATAGAGTATTTAGAGCAACATTCTCTGATGATGTTAAGTTTTGCTTGATAGATGCGAGGATGGATTATTCAGTATCGGAGAGGTTATAATGGCTGGATCTGGATACTCAGGGTACTTTAGGTTAGGTATTCCGCCCATACGAACAAGTATGCATCAGGGAGGGGATACTCTTACTCATCCGTGGGAACGATGGTTAAATGATATTTATACATATGTAAGTCAATTACAGGAGGAAGTTATGGCAGTAGGACCAGCAGGACCGCAAGGACCTCAAGGAGTACAAG